GGCTTCTTTTGCTTTTCATTGATTATATTGCCACGTATAGTGTCAATTAATTTAATCAATGTAAGTATAATTTTATAATCTTGTGGATCGATTTCTGTATATTGTAGTATTTCAGTTAAGCCAATAAAGCTTTTACCTAAATACAAACCATTAAATCCTTCCCATTCATCACGTAACATTCTATAAACAAGTAGAGCTTGTTGCACCTCTAGTGGTAAATCGTCTAGTTCTATAGGTATTTCGCTATCAATTGGTTTAGTACCTAATTGTTGGCACATGTCCAAATATTGCTCTTTGGTCATACCTACGCTACTATTTTGAAAGTAGTTTTTAAGGTCTATTTCAACTAACTCTATTTGCTCTTGGAAAAGTTTCCCAGGTCTGCTACTTGCTCACTAATAAAACTGTCAAAATTTGAGCTATTTTTCATTAAGTATAGTGCATTTTCACTAGTATATGCTAGTTCATCTTCAGGATTTAAGTGACTAACATCTACAGGTGCTAATTGTTCTAGATAACTAACTTTTAATCCAGTCCACCCTTTTACAGCTTGTTCTACATATAGCTGTAAAAATAGCTCGTCGTTTAACTCCTCTTGAGGTTGACGATTTTTAAAAGTAGTTTTTGTTGCTTTCTTCCGAATATTGATTAGGGTTTCACGACTTAAAAAAGCCACATCAATAAAAAATCCAGGCATACCAGGAAACTCTACCTGAATACTCTTGGATGGTACTAATAAATTTTTTAAACTAAGTTCAGCCATTGTTGTCTTGGGTTAATAGGGCTAGACGTATCTAGCCCTGGTTAAAGATTAGGCGTAATATTTAAGCCTTATTTCGTTATCTTGTATAATATCAAACGCGTTGCTAGCAGTACCTTGAGCAGTAAAGTTTACAGTAGTTGTAATTACACTTTCTGCATTAACAGTGGGAATTGTTAATACAACTCCAGGCATTTCTAGTTCTACTTTAGTGCTGCTACCCGTCCCACCAATTTCTACTTGTAAGTAAAATTCTGGGTCACTATCTGTGGTTACTTGACCTACTAAATCACTAAATAAATCGGCACTATATTTAGTTCCGCCGCTGCCAGTACGCAAATATGCACTAAGTGAGCCAGTAATGCTACGACTACCAGTAAAATAAGTAATTGGCTGATTAACACTAGCCATATAAGCAGGTGTTAAATAAGTAATATTATTAGTTAGTGTAATACTACCACCTGTTAGTGGCATTACATAAGTGCTACCACTAGCCGGTAGCGTTCCCATACTACCAATTCCAGCCTTTAATGTAACAGTGCTAAGCTTATTAGCAATAAATGGTGCATCTTTAATTGCTGGCACATAGCTACTTGTACTCCAGCTTGTAGTTGTTACCCAATCTGAATAAGTATATCTACGAACTGCTCGTGCCTGACCACTCCACTGTATACTAGCAATAGCGTCAATACCAAAATCAATTGTTGCTGTATTTAGTGAACAATCATCTAACAAGAAAACATTTTGATCAAAAATTACTATTAAACCAAAACGCTGCATTTGATGTTTGTTACTACTAGTTAATGTGCAAATTGCTGGATTACTACCACCACTACCAGTTTCGCTCCAAGCTGTTGAACCTCCAGAACCTAATGCTGCATCACTAAACATAGCATTCCACAGAACGCTCTCTTCTGCCACAATTTTTGTAGCCGCAGAGCCAGCCACTGTATCAATATTTATAGCAATAGTACCGCTTTCGCTTGTACTATCGGGGTCAAATATATTAAAAGTTAACGCTCCTGTGCTATATCCTGCTCCGCCATCTGCTATTCCAATACCAACTAGTTGATTAGCCGTAGCCGTACCAGTAGCACCAAACATTGGATATAATTGTGCGGCTCGAGCTGTAGCAGCTGCGCTTGGTAGAGCACAAGTAATTCTAGTACGTGGGCCGTAACTAGTAGCCGGATTACCAGTTCCAATTGCTGTACCATTAAATGTTACACTAATACCTGTAATTGCTCCCCCTATATTTTGATCTTTGGGGCGCATATAAGTAGTAAAATTAAAATCTACTGGATTTAATGCAGTGTTAAAACTACGCTGACCACGAATAGGTGCAGTACCTGTTTCATTAACAGCAATTGTTTCTACGGCTGTGGTTTGATTAAAACTTAAGTCATCTAGAACTTGAATTTCCCAGGTATTAACGGAAGCTGCACTAAATGCGCTATCATAGTTAATTACACCTACATTAGGATCTGCAGTGCCGACATTTGTAGTAAAGTAAACCTTACTATTACGAAGTAAATTAATTGACATCGTTTTTTTCCTATAATAAGGTATTTATCGAGCCATTTACGAGACTATTATCTGTATTAGGTCTCTTAAATACGGTTGCTTACATGATCTGATAACGAACCTGTAAGTAAATCTCGCCAACTGCATAGGGAGCTAGTAGGCCCTCGTCCGTAGTTATCGAGTCTATTAAAATTTCTGTTGTTTCATAGCCATTCGTTGTATCATAGACTAATCGTCTGTTCTTATCTACGCAAGTTTCTATATCGCCTAATAGCAGCTCTAGTTGCTCTTGTGCATAGTCCTCGCTTTTGCAGTATACTTTAACACATATGCGTAACATACCCCAGGCAAAATCACTGGGGTGATACTCGCGTGTTTCTGCACCAGGACTTAAGTAAACACTGGGAAAATCTTGTACTTCGTCCCAAAACTTAAGTTTAGCAAAAGCATTATTTTGTAAGTTTATTTGATATGGTGGTACACCATCTATGGTTTTTAACTTTTCTGCTAAGGCACTTAATATACTTGATCTTTTGCTCATAGTGGTACCGCCCTTAGTTTTGTAATCATCAATTGGCTAGCAATTTCTCTAATAGATTTGCCAATCAATAATTTGGGATCTCTACTACGAGGGTACTGCTGTTTGCCACCTTGACTAAAAGTAGCATATGGGTTACGCATATAACTATAAAAAGCAGTAACCATTCCTTGTTTACTAATACTAACTCGTTCTACTGTTGCGCTATTAGCAAGCCTTCCACTTCTATAATTTAATATATCACGCCGATTACCTGTACCCATATTAGCACGAATTCTAGCAAATAGCATTTGATTTATTATACTTTGCAAATCAACTGGTGATTGCTCTTTGCTGGCAGTTTCAGCATTTTGCTTTTTTACAGTAATCTTTTTGGTTTTTACTTGCGGCGTAGCATGAATATCTATACGCTTAGGTGTTCGCTTTCTTTCGGTATGTTTTTTAGGCTTTTTAAACTTTTTAGGAGCTAGAGCATTTAGTATTGATTGTTCAACATCTTCAATAATTGTATTAGATCCAGCAAGATTAGGAAAATCTTTACCTGTTAATACTTTAGCAATACTTGCCTTTAACTCACGAAATATTCTAGCTTCTTCAACAGAAAACTTATTATTTAGTTTTTGCCTGTGTAGCGTAACTACTACATAACCTTTACCTAGTACTCGCCGTGTAGCTTCAATAGCTTCTGGTGCTACGTTTTTAAAACTATACTGAGCACCTACTTGAATACTGTATAAATCTTGTAGGGCTTTGCGTGCTAGCTCAACAATTTGTTGATTGTGTGTGCCTTCACCAAACTTTAGTACATCACCAATTTTTAGTTCAAGTGGCGAAGTTAGTGGATCTTCATCTGCTGTAGCTACATGACCTATGTCTACCTTACGACGAGCAGTTTTAGTTACACTACCACTAGGTACGCCCTTTTTGTTTAATATATCTTTAACTATTGTATTAGTACCAAAACTAGTTTTAGCTAAATCTGGGTCTCTAGATAGATTTCTAACAACTGTATCTAGTGCATCAAAACTGTTAGCTACTATAAATCTAAAGTTATCACTGCCATCAATATAAACATAGCTAAACCCTGGTTTACTAAAATAGCCTGCTGGTACAGCTTCTAGCGAAGCGTATTTGCGTTTAGCCGTTTTATCTAACACACGCTTTAGGGCTTCATAAGCATTATCATAAGCTTGCAGGTGCTGAGTAGTATTTCTATATACGTTTACTTTTAGTGCTTCATATGACAGATCTAGTATATGTGTTTTGGGATTTAATACTTCTTCACGATAATCTCGTTTAAATATTTCTACTAGCTCAGGATATATTTCTGCAATTATATCATCAAGGGTTACATTTCCAGCCATTATGTATAGTCCGCTACATATTGATCTAGTACCCGCTTAATGTGTGCTGGAAATGCTGTACTTTGCACATACTGTATTTGTGTAACATTTGGTGTTACATCACGGTTAACATGCACAGCACTATTATTCTTCGAATAGTATTCTACTAGATCCATTACAGCTAGTTTTAAATCGTCAGGTACAGTTTCAAACCCTGCTAAATAACTAACTTGATAGCCGCGAATTAGTGGTGCAAATAGCGGTACATTTAAACACCTAATACTATCACCATCTTGTACCCAATCTGTATATTCTACTAAATTTGTATAAGTTTTGCCATAATCTATACTACGTCTAACAAATAGTATATTTACTACAGGGCTTTCTTTTAACATTAAATTAGTAAAACCGCCTTCAAATGTTTCTAGAACAGGTTGATCGTAGTAGTCAATAAAAGTACGGCGGCAGTATGTTTTGACTAAGCTACTAACTTTTGGTATTAGCAACTCGATTTCGTCATCTTTATTGCTACTTTGTATTCCCAGGTAATTTTTATACTCTGTTTTGGTTATTAAGTCTGTAGCCATAGTAACTCCGCTTTATGTCTCTAAAACCTACCACAGCAGGCTTTAGAGACAGGACTCATGTGAATCCTGTCTACATTTAAAATTAAGCTACGTAACGGATTGTTGAAACTGCGGGTCCGTCAACTGTGCTAACTTGTGTCATACCCATACGTAGGCTAGCAACTAGAACACGGCTTTGACGCTCGATTAGATCGTCTGTGTCTACGCGCATACCACGCTGATTACCAACGATAAAGTTCATTGGGTTGAATATAACAGCAGCAACTTCTGTAGCTGTATGTGGGCTTGCATCTACAAACTCACCGCTAACAATAACTGGTGTATTAGCAACGCTACCAATTTGTCCTGTTAGGATTGTAGCGCGATCACCAACTTTGTCAACTGTTAAGAAGTTACTATCTTCTAGTAGTTCATAGTACTGGCTTGTGCCAACAAAGATGATTAGGTCGCTAGGTGTTAATCCCCAAGCTGCTAGATCTTTACGAGCTGCTTGTAGTTTAGCAACTGTTAGCTTGTCGCCGTTACTAATGTCTAGTGTAACTGCACTAGATGCATCATACTCTGCAATACCTTTAACAGGATCAGCAGTTGTAGTACCTAAGCCAAATAGCATTGCTTTGTCAACGCTTTTAGCCATACGACGTGTCATTGCGTCACGAACAACTGGAAGAATAGCTA